TGCGCCCCGACTATGACAGGCTAGAAACAGCCCATCACATTGTCCGGCACCCCATCACTGACGAAATCACATGGCCCCCGTCTCGGATCGAGGATGAACTGATCCGGCTGGGCCTCATCGGAAAGGAAACACAATGACCGGCCTTGCATACTTTCTCGTGCTTATCGGATTCGCTGCGGCACTCATGCTCGTGGACGATCCCTACCGTAAACAATAGGAGACTGGAATGGACGAAGAAACCCTGAACAAACTGCTCGACGCAAGCTATGATATCAAGCTGAAGGGCAGCGCGCTGGCATATGTGCTGTCCCTGCTCGCGACAGAACAGCGACGGCTAACGGAATCCATCGAGCAGGACATCACCGATAACATGGAGGTGGCACGCAAGATGGTTAACGAAGTCATCGGTAACTCTCTGCTTCTCGAAACGCACAAGGCAGCAGGGAAAGAGTTCATGACCACCGTCCTCGGAGTCAATGAGCAAATCCTGAGATCGCTGGTGCCGAAGCGGGACTGGCTCAACTGATGTTTGCCATGCTCCTCATAGCGATAGCCGCCATCATATGGCTAGTTGAAAAGTCATGATCGCAGATCTTATCGACAGGCTTGTATCGTTCCTATACACGCGCCGCATATATGGACGCAGGTGCAGGGACCACAACCCCGAATGCCCATGTTGTAGGGCATGGGAATTCCACGACGATATATTCAACACGAAGTAAAAAAAGAGGCCGGGGAAACCCGGCCTTAAGTTTAGGGTGTGTGTGTCGTGTAACCGGGCAAATAGCCCCACCTCTCTAGCAACAAACGCCCTACCACACGGGCCGTGTTATCCGCTTATGCGGAATCCTTCGATTGTATCTCACCAGCAAGCGCCATATACGCGACCCCGTCAACATAGCTATCGCCATGATTCGGGGTTTCAACCAAGCGCGACATTTTCAACCAAACCATACACAAGGCAACCTCGTGCGCCTTTACATTGACCCCAAGTATCTCTGACCAGCCGACAGCGATGCGGCGATGCATTTCGGTCGCGTCCCCATAATCACGAGCACGCTCGCCATCGATAAGCTCACCAGCGGTCTTCAGGATCGTATGCCGGTCCTTTCCTATCATCTTTGGCAGGACGGGATGGTCACCATCCCTCACTTCCCCGGCGTACTGAATATTAGGAATCATGTCCATCGTCATCCTTCTCCCTGTAACCCATGTGCCACGCAATCATAGCCATATATCTAGCGGTCTTCAGCACCGCCTCTTCTGGCAGTGCTGGCAATGCAAGATGCAATGCTTCGTGAAGTATTGTCTCGAACCTTACGCGACCGGTAAGGCCGCTGTCAATCTCCAATGTGGGCTCCTCTGGTGGTTTCTCGCCGGGCTCGGTGTAAAGAAGCTGCATTGCAAGCCCATCGGCACCGTGCCTTCTAAGCGGCCTCTCAATGATCCGGGGAAGCCGCCTCAGGTCTACCGATCCATCTTTGCGAAACCCCGCCATGGCTACAACAGGTCCGGTCGGTTATGTATCCGGTGAATGGCGCGCGAAAGCTCAAACACAGCCAACTGGAGCGGAAGCGACGAAATGCACTTGGCCTTGTTCGGGCCGACACCGATCACGATGACATCCTCAAACTCGCCAAGCGCTGCTGTGAGAACATCATCAGCAGTCACCCTTGATTTATCCTCCTTGCTTTCCGGGCCGTTAGTGCCGGGGAAGTTTACAATCTTATCATCGCTCACAGCTTAAATTCCTCTTTCGATTCAAACGGCTGATCGTCCAATTGCATCTCGCGATAACGAGTCGTAGCGATATCGTAGATAAGGTTCGTCTGTCCTTGTTTCCCCACCCACGAAAAGCGACACTTCCAAACGTGAATCTGTCCCACATGGGGATCGTCCTTCTCGCGATGAACGGTCAGTCCGCAGTCGGCCTTTGCAAACCACGCCGCCGATCCTGAGATATCATAACCGCCGGGGACGGGTATCCTTCCATCAGCATTGCGCTGAAGCTTCGTCGGATGTGCCACGAACCAGATGTGAATACCGTGCCCCATAGCGAATGCCTTCACCTTCGTGAGCATGTCGCTGATCCACTCGGTTTCAGATGAATTCCGAGCATCACGGCTGATAAAATTATAGGGGTCGATAATAGCACCACGAATGCCATAACGAAGGACAGCAACACGCAGCCTGTCAAGAATGCTGTCAAGATTGGCAAGCCCACCATCATCCTGATGAACAAACGCGAAGTGCTCTTGGATATGCGAATAAGCTGCACGATATTCGGTCTCCGTCATACGCTCGTGGTAGCCCTTGAAGAAGGGGCGTCCCACGCGCTTTGCGATCAGCTTGGCAATGTGTAAACGGGGCTCATTTTCAAACGAACAGATGCCGAACTTCCAGCCCTTGTTCGTAGACATGTTGACCATGATCTGGTCGATGAATTCAGATTTACCAGACGATGGGATGCCCGTGACAATTGTAACCTGACCCGGTACAATTGTGTAGATTTCGTCCACGCTTTCGTATCCAGTGGACTCACCGCGACCTATACCCTTTTCGAATAGCTCCCATACGGAATTCTCAAAGTGGTTCGCATCATATAAACCCTCGACAGGCCACGCCTCTGCGGCATCGGTTGCCTTCTTGACTGCATCCTTGCCCTCCTTCAACAGGAGTTCATTGGCGTCCTTGATCCCCTCGGGGAACCTCACACGCCAGCACTTCTCCTTACCACAACGCCGTGCAAGCTCCTCAGCGACAGCCTCACCCGGCACATCCATATCGGTAGCAATGATAACCCGCTTGGCTGCGTCGATGTACTCCTTCGCAGACCACAGGAATTTAAACTTGGTGTCCTCTGCGGGGTCAAGCTTCCCTTCCGTAACCTTCATGGAGGCCCCGTTCGGGATGGAGATCGCTTTGATCCCTGCCTCTGCCATGGCGAGCACGTCCATCTCGCCCTCGACAATGATCAGATCGTCGCCCTTCTTGATGTGCCGGATGCCGAAGAATGAATTCGGAGATCCATCACACAGGAACTTCTTCTCGTTCGTGAAGCGCTTCTTAACAGCCACGACCCCGCCCTCGGGGTTGAAATACGGGAAACCGACAACAGCCTGCCCGCCAATTTCCTCGCCGATCAAGTTGTAGGCATGTGCCGTGGACGCCGATACCCCGCGCTCGCTGAGCCATTCAATGTGCCGGTCATCGATCTTCTCGAATGCACTCAGGGGTTTGGATTCTTGCTTCTTTTCCACCGGTTTAACCAATCTAATCACAGGGCTACGCTCAGTCAGGCGGATCAACCCATGTGCATCACAATGGTGGCACTGGTACTTGATCGCCGTATCCTCTCTCAGGACGGCGAGGCATTCCTCGGTTTTGTTTTTTCTGGTCGGCGTGCACCACGGGCAGGTCATTCGATGCTGTCCATACTTGGCGCGGTTTACCAACCATTGCTCTTGGTTGGACAGCATTAGTTCCCCTGCTGCTCTATCGCCACCTCTGTGCCGCTCTTGAGCCCATGGAGGACACAGTCGGCGGTCATCCAGAATGCCAGTTCGATCTTGTTGTTGTCGGGGTTCCGCATTGGAATCCCCTTACCATAATGATTGTCAGTCACGGGGCAATTGCAGCCAAGCTTAATCGCTTCCTCGCTGCCGGGCCTCGGGGTTTTGTCGATCATAGTTCCTCCTTAAAGAACAAATGGCAGCATACATGAAGCATGTGCCGCCATCAAGATATTTTTAAGCCCCGGAGATTACATCACCCGGCACAATAAAACAGCCAACACATAAAGAAACCTTTATGTGATTTAAGATTGATTTTATTTTGTTTAACTACGGATAGGACCATAGGTGAACCAACCCAAGCATACGCTCAGGTTGTTCCGCCTACACCAGCGGTCCAAGGCTGGTTCGGGGTCAGGTTAGACACATACCTGACCTTTGCAGCTACTTCCAAGCGCCATGTCGCACCAGCCATCCCGCTTCTGCATCTAGGACTGCGGTTGCCTCTCTGATGGTCCCCACGGTAGAGGCAAATCCAATACACCCCGCCGTTTGTGACCGACAATGTATTGGCAGACGCACTGACGTAGCCTTCACGAGCGGAGCACCGGCCCGCCACCAGACCTCCAAGGTATCACGACCCCGGCACAAATAGCAATAGGCTAGTCCTTGTCGATGTCGCCCGTGTGCCGCTCGATGAAGGATCGCACCATGAACCTGAAATCCATGGCTCTTTTGAACGCTCGCTTGTGATTCCTGTCGGCAAGGATTGCATTAAACGCATGTCTCATATGACCTATATGCAGCCCCGCCATACCGCAGACAATATCAAAGTCTTCTGACTCTACCCATTCCTCCGTCTCTTGGCGAAGTTCTTTCCGCTTTGATGATGCGTCAATGAGGCACTGAGCCACGACATGCAACCAGAGAATGCGCTCGTTGGTCAAGGACAACCCCGGACTATTCATGAGTGCCGTGTATGCACTTGGCTCCTTCTCCATCAGATTTTCTCCACCGTGATCTCTGCGCGTGGCTGAATCTTGTCTAGGCCCCAGTACAGGTGTTGCTCGCGCAGTTGCCGATCATTCTTGTAGATACAATCCTGCATCAGGTCGAAGATCAGTGATGGATCAAGGTCGGGGCGGCGCGATGCGTAGTAAATTTTAATCGTGACGCGGAGGTCTCCCTCCATCAGCGGGTCGAGGACAGGGCATTGATTTTTAAAATCCCGCCCATAGTCGAGGGCCTTCTTGCTCTTGATGAATAGCCTGCCAGTCCATCGTCGGCTGTTCGCCTTTGATGCAGGCTCTCCATAGATGGTGAAACTTATTGTTGACGGGACTTCCTGAGTCATGTACTTTCCGGCACCATGCAGATTACAAATAGATTCAATGTCCCGCTGCCAATCGTGAACGCCGTCAAGGATGATGAATACGACAGGGGCGACTCGGTTATCTCTGTGACGCAACTGATCGCGCCACCACGAATTGTATTACTGCAAAATTTAAATGCTGACAAGTTGACGCAGGATGTTGTGGATAGGGTGCCGTCATTGCTTGGCACGGCAGTCCACAAGATCCTTGAGAAAGGAACTAAGGGCCTCGACAATTACGTGTTTGAGGAGCGGCTGTTTGCCGAAAGCAATGGCTGGAAGATTAGCGGGGCCGTTGATTTGCAAATCGATAATGGCGACGGCACATGGGAAATTAACGACTACAAAGTAACGGGTGTTTACTCGGTACTTGACGAAAAAGCTGAATGGATTCAGCAGCTTAACTCATATGCTTATCTTTCTTACTTGGCTCATGGGCGCAGGGTCACAAAGCTTAAGATCATCGCAATCCTTCGCGACTGGATGAGGAAGCAGGCATCGATCAAGCCGGACTACCCGCAGTCTCAAATCTGTGTGGTCGATATTCCGTTATGGACCCCGGAAGAGCAAGCCGCTTATGTTCATGAGCGGGTAATGTTGCATCAGGACTCGAAAAAAAGCGTTGACAACAACGAATCACCGCCTTACTGTACGGATCATGAACGGTGGCTGCGGGGTGAAACGTGGGCCGTTATGAAGGAGGGCCGCAAGAGCGCGGTAAAACTGTATGACAGCGAAGAAGAAGCTAGAGCAGGTGCCGACTCCCTCGGAGCAGGGCACAGCGTCGAGCATCGAGCCGGTTCACCAGTCCGGTGTGCCGGGAATTACTGCCTCGTATCCAGTTGGTGCCGCCAATACCAAGAGGAACTTGGCAACAGCACTGGCTAAAGCTCAAGCTGAATGCCAGAATGTCGTGATGAACAAGGTCAACCCGCATTTCCGCAGTAAATATGCGGACTTGGCCGCTGTGCGCGATGCGGTTATCCCTGCCTTTACGAAGCACGGTCTTTCAATTATTCAGGCCCCGACAACGGATGGATTCTCGGGGTTCTCGCTTGAGACGCGGATTATGCATGAGTCTGGCGAGGAGCTTGTGTTTAACTTCCCGTTGCCGCCTGATGTGACGAAGATGCAGGCCGTGGGTTCGGCGATTAGCTATGCTCGGCGTTACACACTGTCGGCACTCGCCGGGATCGCAAGCGAGGAGGATGACGATGGCAACGCGGCGACGAATACCAATGGTGGGGGACAGCCCGGAGGTGGTGGTTCCCGTGGACAAGCCTCGTCTGGAGGTAACATTCAGGGCGGAGGTATCGTCCTCTGAGGAGGCGAAGGAATTCGATTGGGCGGCGTATGAGGGGCTGATTGTTGCAGCCTTGATCGTTCCACGCACAACGGATGCTCTGGTTGATTATTGGAAGGCCAATGCCAACATGCTGGATTGGGCAAAGAAGATAAAGCCGGAGATTTTTGAAAGGATTCGGTTGGCATTCGCTGATCGAAAGAAACAACTTCAAGGAGGCCAAGATGGCTGAGTACGACAATCGCAACCGTTTCACTCTGTTCCGTAACACCAAGAAGCGTGAAGGTAAAAAGGACGCCGACTTTAACGGCACTTTTACCGACGCAAACGGGAAGGAATATTGGATCAATGCTTGGTCAACCGCGCCGAAGAATGGCGGGGAAAAATTCCTGAGCGGCTCTGTTAAGGAGAAGGAGTCCCGTGGCGAGACGCCTCGTTCTCAGGCGAGGACCAGTCCCGTTGAACTTGATGACGAAGTTCCGTTTTAAATAGGACCCTGCCGCATGGCAGAGCCGGTGGGGTTTTCCTCCTTTCTCCCGCGACCGGCACCCTTTACGATCCTGATGGATGTGCGATGTGTTGGACTGTTTGCGTGGTTCCCAATATTTGCCAGCCCGGAATGCAGGACGCTACCCGCCAATACGTGAGGCGGGTTTTTCTATAGGTGGGAAATGTCGCGATCCAGAAAGAAGAGGCCCGTGACGGGCATTACGCTCGCTGAGACCGAGAAAGAATTTAAACAGCAGGAACACCAACGCGAACGAGCTAGGGTCCGCACCGCACTCGCCAACTTTGATGATGAGGCGGAAGTTCTGCCGGACCCCAAGATCTTTGGCAATCCGTGGGCCGGTCCAAAGGACGGACGCCAATACCACGGCGGCACTTCATATGAAGGAAAGGCAAAAAGGAAATGAGCTTACCTCCGCGACTTGATGAAGATGAAGTCGAATACCTTAAGCAGTTTATGCGAGAGAAACCTGACGGCACGAAGATGGTTGAGTGGGGATCGGGTGGGTCAACCGCCATGTTCCTGCCGTACTTTACGACGGGTAGCTTCGTTTCTATCGAGCACAACCACGAATGGTTCGACAAGGTGAGTGAAGAGCTACGCACGGGCGAGTATGATCCGAAGGCGCTGGCCAACTTTGTCTATGCGTTTATACCGCCAATCGTTGACATCCGCTTCTATGGTTACGGAGTCCCATATGAGGAGAATCCGTGCTTCGCGAAAGACTACATCAATCCGCGCATCCTTGATGGCAGCCAGCCCGTTGACATTTGGGATTCGGACATCTTCTTCGTGGACGGCATCTGTCGCGGCGCGATATTGGCGACGATTCGCGTGAAGGCCAAGAAGCTTCTCAAGAATTACGATGACACAGCGGGCAAATGGAATCCACCAGCCACGATCTTTGTCCACGACTACTACGGCATGGAGATGCGCGAGCCTTGGTACAACTGGGCATCCAGTTTGTTTGGCAAGGTGGAGCGTGTTGGCAACAGCTTGGCGAGGATCTCGCTATGACTGACATCAAGGTTACGAGAGTTACAGACCATCCTGATGGCACAGCCACCATTGAGATGGAGATGGACGAGAGCACCCTTTTCTTCTTGGCTAAGATTGGCATGATGCATTTAATCGAATCAGCAGCAGGGAAGGTACTTGATGGATATGATGGGGGAAATGATGGTGAGGCTGACGTGGCCGGAAATGATGACGGCATATCATGTAGCCAGTCAGCGAAGAATAATGAACATGAAGAAGGGTCTGGCGGGTAAGTACGGCGCACCGGAAAAAGAAGGAAGCGAGGAACTTGATATTGTATCAACTCGCGGAGAAATGGCGGTTGCAAAAGGTTTAAACCTTTATTGGTCTGGCTCTGTTGGGGACTATGGTGCCGTTGATGTTGGTGACTTGGTCGAGGTGAGGACGAGGACAAAGAACTGGCATTCTCTTATTATCCATCCACAGGACAGGGACTGGGCTCCATATGTTCTTGTTGACGCAAGCAACCCACCAGACTTTCGTTTGGTGGGTTGGATGTATGGCTCTGACGGCAAAGATGAAAAGTACTGGGCGGACCCAGCCAAAACAGGCCGTCATGCATACTTTATTGATCAAAAGATTCTTCGGCCAATGGATGAACTTAAAAGCCTCTTGAGACATGGCCTCATCAAGGCTCCGTAGTAAAAAGAGGATGCAGGCAGCCCGAGATTTGGGTTGCTGCATCTGTAAGAACCCCGTGGCAGACGCGCATCACCTGCGCACGATTGGGCATACAAGAGCTATGTCATTGAAGAACGGGGATGATTTCACAATCCCGCTGTGCCGCAGGCACCATGACGAGTTACATGCGTTCGGGGATGAGAAATTATTTCTTGCCCTCAACGGGGTTGATGTGGTACAAATCCTTCGTCAACTAAATGGAGGCGATGGTGAATTTCCAAGTAAAGATAAGGCCGAAGACTGGTAGTCCGGCAGAGGCATTCGCGCTGGAGCGCCATGGATCTCAGGACCATGGGTGCCTAAAGATCAGCGATCATCTTGCTGACGTGGCCTACAATGTACGCAAACACTATGATCCGCACGTAAATTTTTCGGACCCCGAAGATATCATCGCCGCTGCGTGGCTTCACGATGTCTGTGAAGATACCGACACAAACAGCGACGAAATCCGTGATTTGTTTGGTGAGCGGATCGGAGAGATTGTTGAGCTTGTCACCGACAAGGCTGGGCGCAACCGTCTGGAGCGACACCTCCGGACATATCACGCAATCCGTACTGATCCGGATGCAACCCTGATCAAGCTTTGTGATCGTCGGCACAACCAAGATCGTTCGCTGAAACATGGCGAACACTGGATGGTCATGTATGAGCGCGAATACAACTACTTCAAGTTCGCGCTCTGGACGCCGCACAAGTTCAAGAAGCTTTGGGAAGAGTTGGACTGGCAGAACGAAGAGATGAAAAAGAAGCTGACATGGTAAAAGGAGACCAGAAAATGAGAAAAGAAATATTCATCATCCACGGGCATGACGTTGCTGACATGATGGATGGCAAATATGTAATTATGTCAATGAACGCAGAAGAGGGATCGGAAGAATACAACTATGAGTTTGTCGAAAACATTGTTTTTGACTCTATTGAGGATGCTGTATCTTATCATTCAGCCCTTGAAAGGGACGTTCCGAGTGAAACAGAGGAATCATTTGCTGTTTTTCGTCTGACTGCTGAGGCTGTTATCATAATGCAGCACGGGAAAACAGAGGTTCATGATGTCTAACAGAAACTACCGCAAAGAATACGACGAGTACCACGCTCTCCCCGAGCAAAAGAAGCGCCGGGCCCAGCGTAACAAGTCTCGCAAGGAGGCAATGGATGATGGCCGTGTACACAAGGGCGACGGCAAGGAGGTTGACCATGTCAACGCGCCTCGCACTGGTTCCCTTGAGAAGGCGCCGACACGAGTGATTGGCAAGATTGCAAACCGGAAGAAACAACCAAAGAGGACATGATGTATTCGGGGCGCGAAAAGAATTTTGAAGTGCAGGACATGATTGGCAAGACCTTCGTCAATGTTGAGAAGATCAATGATGACGAGGTCCGCTTTACCGCCGAGAATGGCGACCGCTATGCGTTCTACCACTACCAAGAATGCTGCGAGTCTGTGGTCGTAAAAGATATTGTTGGCGACCTTGATGATCTTGTCGGGTCTCCCATTCTTGAGGCAGAAGTTGTCTCAAAGGGCGGTAGGGGCGACGGCTTGCCACATGAAGGAGATGAGACATGGCATGATTACGGAACCCACACTTGGACGTTTTACAAGTTTGGAACAATCAAGGGGCATGTGAACATTAGCTGGCACGGCGAGTCAAACGGATACTACAGCGAGTCTGTCGATCATGCATTTATCCCTGCGGAGGCAGCATGATCGTCAAGGAGAAGGACGCCTGTATGTATGACTGCCCTCAAAAGCTGGCATCAGGCGCGGATGTATCGTTTACGATGTGCCGGGGTCAGGGTTGCATGGCTTGGCGTTGGGCCGTTGAGGACAACCCTGACAAAATGTCATCGACCCTATTTATTCGCAGCAAGACGCATGGCTATTGTGGTCTGGCGGGGGTGTCGTGGCGAGGCAAGAATGACTGAATGGGCTGAGCGCAACACGATCCAGTGCGAAGTTATCAAGATCGCGATGAGCCAAGATAAAAATGGCCACATCTTGAAGATGGCCATTCATCCCTCTGATCTACCGAAGGATCTGGTGCTTGATCCCCTCGGCACAAGATATGTTATGGTGCTTGCTCGTTTAAACGATCAGGACGAGGTGGTCCAACCAAAGGAGAAGTCTGATGGTGACAAGGCGGTCGATATTGCAGGGGAGCTATGCAGGAATAGTCGTTTCATTAGCTGGATGTTCGACTATGGTCACAGCCCCGAGCGCTCAGAAGCGGGCGCAAAACAAGGGGTCAGAGACTTTTGCGGGGTCAAATCCAGAGCCGATTTCCGCACAAACGACGAAGCGAGACGGAAATTTTTTGAACTCAGGGATGCCTTTAACGCGGCCCTGAAGCGTGGAGAGGTACGCAAGTGACGTTTGAAAAGCTGTTCGATGAATACACCAAATCGCCGCAGTTCACGGGGCTGTCCACCCGTTCAAAGCAGGCATATCTGTATGCCGGACGAAAGATGGGCGAATACCTTGGGGACAAGCCTGTTGGTAAGATCAAGCGTTCAGACTTGCTGAAGTTTCAACAGGATACCGCTGATCGCCCCGCATATTCTAACATGACAATTCGCGTGGCATCTGTCGTGTTTTCCTATGCGATGAACATGGATTTTGTCGAGCACAACCCCGCAGCCCGTTTGAAGAAGCTAAAGATCGGGAGCCATGTTAGGTGGTCTGTTGACGAAGTGAAGACTGTCATTGCCTTGAATGATAGGAAGATCTCTACCGCCGCCGCGCTTGGATGGTATACTGGTCAGCGTGAAGGCGACGTGCTTTCAATGCGCTGGAGCGACTTCGATGGCGAGTACATTGCGGTCACGCAACAGAAGACCGGGCTTGAAATGAAGATCAAGGCGCACCCGGATCTTGTCGCGTATCTCAATGGCATTCGAGGCACGGAACCTGATCATTACTACATTGTCTCTGGCGGCACTCACATGAGTTGCTCCGCCTTCCGTGGTATGCTTAAGCGCCGTACAGACAAGCTGAGCATCAGGAAGGTGTTCCACGGAATCCGTAAAGGTGTTGCGTCATCGCTTGCGGAGAATGGTAGCCCGATTAGCGAAATCGCCGCTCTTATGGGGCACAAGTCAATCCGTATGGCTGCGTATTACGCGGAGCAGGCAAACGCAAAGGTCCTCACGGACAACGCCGTGAAGAACCTTAAGTCCTGCGTTTAAGAGAACAGGCCGGGGTACTTGTCGCCGATCTGCTTTCCGTAGAGCTTATCAACTCTATTCGTGATCTCTTCGATCTGCTTCTGAAGGATCTCCTGCCTCCGGCGCTTCTGCTCCGGGGGCATTTTTTCATTCTCGCGAACCTTCCTGAGTTCGGCTGCAAGCTTGTTCCTGCGGTTCGCCAAGGCCTTTATCGCCGGGTAGATCTTAAGCTCGTCGGCGTACTTCTGCCGGACGGCCTTGATCTTTGCTAGATCGCCTTCCTTCATGGCAAACTTAAGTTCTTCGCCGCGCGTGAGGACGTGGTTGACCTTGTCGAAGTAGTCTTCGAAGGACATGCGCTCAGACACGTTGCCATAAATCTTTCGAAGCACGGGGACGTTGTTGATCTCGATGTTCTCAAGATCTCCAGCCAGAAGCTTCGGAACGTCATTCATGGCGGTGTCAACGACACGCCTTGCCGTGGCACCGGTCGCACCGAGGATGTAGTCGTACACGTATTCCATGGCGTCAGGCTTGATGCTGATGTAGCCCGGAACATATTCAGAGCCACCAGTCCACTCATTAAGGAACTGCGCCACGCTGATTGCGGCGGGGCTTGTAGAGGAGAAGTATGTTTGGCTGTTTGCCTTGGGGATCGAGCCCGGGAACGCCTCTGGATAGATGCGCCTGCCGGAGTAGTCGAGGTTCATACT